TCCCGCCGCGGCACCCGAGCCTTCCGCCCGCCGGGCGCGCCCCCGTGATCTGACCATCACGCGGGGCCGGGAGGAAGGCCGACAATGGCCAGAAACCCCCGGGACGACCGTCCCGAAGACAACATCGAACCCGTCCTCCTGCCGGTACCCGGCACGGCGCGGGCCCTCGGCATCGGGACTACGAAGTGCCGAGAGCTCATCGCGTCGGGCGAGCTCCGGTCCGTCCGCATCGACCGACGCGTCCTCGTGCCGCGCTCCGAGATCGACGCCTACGTCGCCAAGAAGCTGAGATGAGCGGCGTCCACAGAGCGCCTCGACCTGCACATATCTCGCACTCATCTAGCATTGGTGTTGAGTGGCCGGTCATGACCGATTGCTCAAGTCCGACCCTTGCCAAGGCCGAGCTCAGGCGTCGCGTCGCCGAGATGGCACGGACGGCGCGGGGGATCCGGCAGGCTGCCGGCTTGACCCTGGCCGATGTTGGCGTCGACGTGGGGCGGCACGAGAGCACGATCGCCCGCTGGGAGCGCGGCCAGACGGGCCATCCGAGCGAAGACGCTGCAGCCGAACGATGGCTCGCCCTCATGGGGCAGCTCGAGCAGCTCGTGGCAGCGTCATGAAGGATCCGCCCGAACGCGGCGGGGGCCCCTCCTGGGAAAAGGGGCCCGCCGACCAGTGCTCGACATCCTCACGACGTCAACGGGAGCGTATCGCACGGATGGCCGAGGTCGCGGTTGCCACCGATGCACAGCTGGCCCTGGCGCTCGATCCGGCATTCGAGCGTTTGAGCCCGCGAGTGGTGCTCGAGGTCCTCGTCGCCGGCGACCTCCGGGCGATGTGGGAGCTGCGGCGGCATGTGGACCCCGATGCCTACGAGGAGCGTTGGCACGACGAGGGATGCCTCGCTGAGCCGGGGGAGTGGCGGATCGCCATGGTGGCCGGCTTTCTCCGACGCCTGGCCGTGGGCGACGAGGAGCTAACGCCGGTCCTCGTGGCGAACCTGGCATGGATGTTGCAACTAGCGGCCGATGAGCTCACCCGCGACCGGCTCCAGGACCGAGCGGCATGAGCCGCCTGGTCGACATCGACGCCATCGGGGGAGAAGGACTCCGGCAGATCGCCGCTGCGCTCGAGATGGCGTCGCCAGAGGGCCGTGCCCGGGCCGCTCTGCCGCCCGAGGCTGTGGCCGAGCTGGCCGAGATGGTGGTGGCCGGCAAGCGCCCGACGATCGGCTGGTGGAAGCGTCACAGCGCCGGAGTTATTCGGGGCGAATCGAAGACACGGCCTCCGTCGACGGGGTCAGTGACCCAATGGGCGGCACAGATGGTGGCGGCGGGCTGGCCGGAGCTCAAGGTCGCCGAGGCGGTCGTCGAGCTCGCGGTCGAGCTCGGCCTACGCCAGGCCATCGCCGAGAAGGCCTGTGCGAACGGGATCGTCCTGGGACGGCGGAAGCGGAGGGCCCGCTATGGCCAGTGACCCGATCGCTGCCCGTGTGCTCGAGCAGGCTGACGAGCTCGAGGCCGAGGATCCGGTCGACCTGACCGATGCCGCACTCCCGCACACGGATATGGGCAATGCCCGGCGGCTCGTGCACCACCACGGCGACGGCCTGCGCTTCGCTCCCCAGCTTGGCCGCTGGCTGGCCTGGGACGGCACGAAGTGGGCCGAGGACGTGACCGGAGAGGCGGTGCGGCGCGCCAAAGCGGTGATCGACGGCCTCTTCGATGCGGCCCGGGATCTGAGCGGTGACGGCCGAGAGAAGCTCACGAAGCACTGGCTCCGGTCGCAAGCAGCACCTCGGATCCGGGCGATGATCGACCTGGCAGCAACGGAGCCGGGAATCCCGGTGACGGTCGACCAGCTCGACGCCGACCCGTGGGCACTCAACGTGCAGAACGGGACTCTGGATCTATCCACGGGCGAGCTCGGCCCGCACGACCGTGGCGGGCTTCACACGAAGATCGCTCCGGTGGCGTACAACGAGAACGCCAAGGCGCCGACCTGGGAGCGGTTCCTCGATGAGGTCTTCGCCGGCGACGTCGAGTTGATCGACTTCATCCAGCGCTTCGCCGGCTACAGCCTCACGGGCGACGTCTCGGAACACCTGCTCGTGTTCGCCCACGGTGCCGGCGCCAACGGCAAGAGCACCCTCCTCGGCACCCTTCGCCACATCATGGGCGACTACGGCCTCCAGCTCGATCCCCGCGTGCTCACGGCGGGCCACCACGACGAGCACCCCACCGGCATCGCCGATCTCCGCGGTGGGCGCCTCGTGACGACCAGCGAGACCGAGCAGGACCGGCACCTGGCCGAAGGCCTCGTCAAGCAGGTGACCGGCGGTGACCGGATCCGGGCCCGGCGCATGCGCGGCGACTACTTCGAATTCATCCCGTCGCACAAGCTGTGGATGGCCGGCAATCACCTGCCGCGGGTGAGCGGTACCGACCTCGGCATCTGGCGTCGGCTGGCCCTCGTGCCGTTCGACGTCACCTTCGATCGGGAGCACCAGGACCCGGCGCTGCCCGAGCGATTGGCCGCTGAGGCGCCCGGCATCCTGGCGTGGATGGTCAAGGGTTGCCTGGCGTGGCAGGTCGGCGGGTTGCAGGTGCCCAAGCGCGTGCAAAAGGCGACCGAGGACTACCGGAGCCATGAGGACCATGTCGGGCGCTTCCTGACCGACTGCGCTGTGGTGGGCGATACCGAGATGGTGACGGCGGCCAACCTCCGGGACCGCTATCTGGCTTGGGTGAGGTCGGAAGGTGAGCGCGAATGGTCTGCCAAACGAGTGGGCAGTGAGCTCGAATCGCGTGGCTTCGACAAGGCTCAGGTCGGTCACTCGAAGACACGGACGTGGATAGGTTTTGGCCTGATCGATCCCGCAGTGCGGACGCGTGCGGACGGGTCGTCCCATTCCTCCTCATGCGCGGGTGAATTGCTGGATAACGGAGAACGCGTCCGCACGCGTCCGCAACTGCCGCTGAGCAGCACAAACGGCAACGGATCGAGTGAGTGCATTGGCACATTCGAACCTTTCGACGAAGCAGGAGTCAACGATGGCTGACCGACCTGGCCGAGTGCGCTCGTACCGCAAGACCTACCGCTGGACCAAGACCCAGCGCCAGCGTGTCCTCAAGCGCTCCGGGCGTTGCTGCGTGGCATGCGGCAATCCTGGTACCGACGGCAAAGGCAAGGGGCTCCACCAGGCGCACATCGTCAACCATGCGGACGGCGGCCCCGACGACGATTCGAATATCATTTTGCTCTGCCCGGGCTGCCATAGACGCTACGATGCGAAGAAGCGGCCAGCGCGATGAACGGCCGCCGGCTTTGCACCGTTGTCGACGTCGACCCGCACTTCTGTGCCGCGCATGGGGCGCCCGGGGTCAAAATCGTTCGATCGCCTATAGCGACCCTCGCGCCAGCCTTCGACGCTCGTTCGCGTGCCCGGTTGGATCAAGATTCGGGTTTGGCCGCAGTTGGGCCGAGCTCGCACCGGGTATCGGTCGATCAGCCCCAGGCTCCCACCTCGATCGTCGGAGGGGGCCCGTCGTGGACCTGAAACCGCCGGCTCACCTCAAGGCGGCCACGAAGCGGTGGTGGAAGGCCGTCGCCGACGAGTACTCCCTCGAGGAGCACCACCTCCGGCTACTCACCCTCGCCGGCGAAGCATGGGATCGGTGCGGGCAGGCTCGCGAGACGCTCAAGACCGAGGGCCTGACGTTCGAGGACCGCTTCGGCACCCCCAAGGCGCACCCCTGTGTGGCCATCGAGCGTGACGCCCGGATCGCCTTCGCCCGCCTCGTGCGGGAGCTCGACCTCGACGGTGAGCCCGGGCCCGACCCACGACCACCGAGGAGGCGCTGAGATGCCACGTCGACGACGGCCTGGACGGGTCCGGCGCCACCCGGCCGGGCCCCACGGCGACCTGTTCCTCCTCAGCGACGGCGTCACGGCCTTTTTCGCCGGCGACACCGACTACGAGTACCCGAACGTCTTCCTGGCCCGGGCCGCCTGGGAGGAGTGTCGGGCATCCACGTGGGGGGCGATCCCTAACCGTGGGATCTGGCCGCCCATGGGCGCGGTCGTCTATGACGGCATCACCGAGCACACGCACGGCCAGCATCCGACCAGCCGCGGGCGCCGCTGGGACCTCGACATCTTCCTGGCCGCCCTCGAGCTCGACGTCGAGTCAGTGGCCACGTTCCGCCGCGAGGAGCCGGCCAAGGCCGCCACCATCGTCGAGGCGCTCGACGAGTACCTGGCGGACCTCGGAGTCCTGCGCAGTCTGGCGGAGCAGCTCGGCGACCTAGTGGGCGAAGGGGGACACCGGGCCGCGCTGCGCAACGCCTGGGTCGACTACGAGGTGCGCCGGCTGGCTGAGTGAGGGGCCCGGCTTGTTAGCGCCCTGGCATCTTGTGGCCAAGACGCAAACGACGCACCCACAGGAGGGCCCGTGCCAGTCCCGACGCTGTCGAAGCCGCAGCGGGAACGAGTGTTCAAGGCCCGCACCCGCGCCCTCGCCGCCGGCGCGCCCGCCGGCTCTTTCGAGGTCCTCGTCGCCGCCTACGGCGTCCGCTACCCGGTGGGCTTCGGGTACACCGAGGAGATCGCCCGGGGGGCATTCTCGGCGGCCACCGGCAATCGCATCCCCGTCATGGCCGAGCACGACTGGGCATCCGGTCCCATCGGGTCCGGTGTCGTCACCGACTCCGATGCGGGGATCATCGTCCGTGGGTCGTTCTACCTCGAGGACAGCGAGCGGGCCCGGGTCATCTATCGGGCGCTCAGCGACGGTTCGCTGACCGACTGGTCGATCGGGTTCATGCCCGACAAGATCACCACGGCATCGGGAAGCCCCAGCGACGAGACGATCGCCTCCGGAGACCTGATCGAGTGCTCCTCGGTCCTCCGGGGAGCGAACCCCGGCACTTCGACCCTGGCGGTCCGGACACGCCAGCGTCGGACCGCCATGACGGCCGCCGAGCGAACGAAGCTCGAGGCCCTCCACCGCCGGTACGGCCACCGGGCCTGGTTCCGGGAGCTCGTGGCAGGGGGGTGGCCCGGATGAAGGTCACCTTCCGGCGAGACGGCTTCAAGGACGAGTTCGTCTGCCCGGTCCACCGGGAGCTCTATCAGGTCAGCCCCACGGACCAGCACTCGTCGATGGCCCAGAGGGCACTCCAGAGCTATCGCTATCACGCATGGTTCTACGACGAAGCCGGCGCCCCCGTCTGCGACCGGTGTGTCACCGAGGGGCTACTCGAGGGGACGGTCGAGGTTCTCAACCCCGACGCCCTCCGTGCGCGGCCCCGGCTCCCGAGGGGGGTGCCGGCCGAGCTCGTGGTGTCCCGGGAGGCACCAGGGATCATGGCCGCCCGGGAGGCCCTCGACCAGTGGGGCTCGATCCCCCTGGCGGTCCTCGAGCGGGCCCTGGAGGCGGCCGAGCGCCACGGGCGCCTGGCCGAGATCGCCGACCGCATCGCCGCCGCCCGGGAGGGCCGGTGATTCGGTACGAATTATTCGGGGCGAATCACCGGTCGACCTGTGGCACGGCATCCACGGGATCGGCAGCCTCTGGCCTGGGGAATTCAAGATCGCGTCGGGGTCTCTTGGCGGTCACCCCGACGCTGGCGAGGGCTGCTCCTCGCCAGGGGGAGTGGACCCGGTGACGGCACCAGTGGGGGCGCGTCCAGCGCCTCGTCGAGCACTGGCCACCGTCATCGGTGTCTGCCCCTCCACGCTCACACGCTGGGCTGCGGCCGGCCGGATCCCCGCCGCCGTGGCCGTCCGGCTCCCGTCGGGGCGCTGGCGTTACGACCTCGACGCCGCCGCCGATTGGGTGGCCGATCTGCTCACCGAGAAGGAGACGACCCATGCCGACCCGTGACGAGATCCGAGCCCGGCTGGCGGCCGAGGAGCGGCGCTCTGGGCCCGCACGCACACCCGGCGGCCGCTTCCGGTGCTCGGAGCTCGCCATCCGCCTGGCATCCGGTGGAAGCCTCAACAACCCCGCCAGCGGCGAGAGGGTGGCGGTCACCGAGGGCCCGGAGCAGCTCGCCGACTTCCTGCGGACGCGGGCGTTCGACACGAGCCTCCTGGAGCTCATGGACGACGCCCCCCGGCAGATCCAGGTCCGCCCGACGCCCACCGCCCTCCTCCAGCTCGTCACGATCGTCCCGACCGACACGGTGCGGATCCCTACCGTGCCCGAGTCCTTTCAGGTCGAGGATGCTGCCGCCGTCCCGGACGCCGTGAACCTTCCCGGCCTGAGCGGCGGCGACATCGCCGACTTCACCGTCGACAACCTCGAGGCGGTACGCGTTGGCCGCGTGGTGCCGGTCGCGCTCGACGTCCTCCAGGACGTCGGCCAGGCCGAGGCCACCATCGACCGGCTGATCTCCCAGAACTGGGCCCGAGCGATCGAGGGTTACGTCGTCGCCGGGCCCAGCTCGAACGCGAACCTGACGGGGATCATCAACACGCCCGGTGTCGCCGAGTTCAGCGTCGGGAGTGCCACGGCGATCGACACGATCGCTCTGGCGGTGGCCGCTGTGTCGACGGCGGGCTTCTACGGCCCGCATGCGGTCGTGGCGCACCCGCTCACCCTCGAGCGCATCTTCACCTTGAAGGACACCGCCGACCAATACCTCCGCCGGCACGAAGCCCTGCCCACGGTCGCGGCCTACGTGCCGGCACCGGGCGTGCCTGACGGAACCGTGATCGTCTGTGACCCGACCGAGGTGCTGCTCTACCTCATGGGCCAGTTCTCGGTCCTCGTGAGCCAGGGCTTCCTCGACTTCCTCTCGCGCAACCTCGCCCTCGTCAAGGGCGAGCAAAGGGCGGCGTGCTGGATTCGGAACCCCGGCGCCTTCGTCATCGGCACCGGGTTCTGAGCGCGGCCGATGGACGACAAGCAGCTGCGGGCCGATCCCTACGCCCAGGAGGCCCTGCGCACCGTCGTGGCTCTCTTGACGGTCGGCGCCGAGTGCCGGGGACGTGAGGCCGACGACTACAGCGTGCCCCCTGAGACAGCGGAGCTCGCCCGGCAGCAATTCGACCGTGCGGCCCACGGTCCCCTCGGACCACGCATCCTCGTCATGACATGCGGTCTGCTCATCGACCAATTGGAGAAGGTCGCGGAGGGAACGGGGCAATCGCTCGAAGAGCTGATCAGGGCCTACGCCCTCCGGGTCGAGAACGTGATCGCTGCACAGACCTCTGGCTGACCGGTGACGTCGTACACGGCGAGCGCAGGGGAGATGGCCGCCGCCGGCGACGTTGCGGGGCGGTCGCTCCCGTTCCAGCGGACGGCCGGCGACAGCGCCTCGACGTCAGACGGCCAGGCGACCGTCTCCCTCCTCGACGCGGCCACTCCTGAGGCACCTGTCGCGCTCGAGATCCGCTTCGCCGTCCAGCTGCTGGTGGCGCCGCTGGTCGTCGTCCCGGACCCGCCCCCCGATCACGTCGTCGTCCCGATGCAGCGGTCGTCGGACATCTACCCGTCGCCTACCCTCGACGACCTCTCCCGTCCGATCAACTGGGTCCCCACGTCGACCGTCCAAGAGGACTGGGGCAGCTACCAGATCGTCGTGAGCGGCGTCGACGTCACCTTCTTCCGGAACATGGCCACGCAGCTCGGCCAGATGGTAATGAACGAGCCCTTCGGCGACGACACCGTCGACCTGATCTTCCCGCAGGTCACCCCGTGGGACGAGCCCGGGTCCGGTGACCTCACCTGGCTCGTGCTCGGCGCTCCGATCGAGATCTACCAGGTGCTGCCCGACGGGTCCGCCGACACTGCCAACCCGATGTTCGAGGGCCGCTATGCAAGCGAGGAGGACACCCTCGGGCCGCGCACCACCGGAACCGGCCAGGGCGGCGAGCAGGGGACCGAGCGCCAGGCCAGCTTCATGGTGGCGCACTGCCTGGGCGCGATCTACTGCGCCGACCTCCAGATCAAGACACCGGTCTTCGTGACGCAGGTGGCCACGGATCGGACCACCGGGAACCTGGTGGCCGCGCCCACCGACATCGGGACGCTCATCTCGAACGAGATGAACACCCGCAGCCAGACGAATCGCACCGTGCAGCTCGGCTATTGCACGCCCGTCATCACCGGCGTCGTGGTCTCGGACAAGGGCTCGGGCACCCAGCTCGTGAACGGGTACCTGCAGGACCTGCTCGCCCAGGGGGCGGTCTCACCGGTGCCCACGCCGGGAAGCAACGTCACCGGCATCGCGCTGCGCCCCGACCGAGGCGGCTACTGGCTCGTGGCCGACGACTCCTCGGTGCTCGTCTTCGGGGCCCGGACCTTCTACGGCGGCTCCGAGGTGGGGACGACGCTCAACGCTCTTTTCTCGGGCATCTGCGCCAGTCCGAGCGGCCTCGGCTACGCCATCTGCGCCGAGGACGGCGGGGTGTTCTGCTACGGCGACTTCCCCTCCGAGGGGTCGCTGCCCGGCATCCCCGTGGCGCCCACCGGCTCGGTCGTCGGGATCGCGGCCACGCCGACGGGCCGCGGCTACTGGATGGTCGACCAGGCCGGGAACGTCTATCCCTTCGGCAACGCCGTGAGTCATGGCTTCGGCCCGGGATCGAGCGACATCGTCGACATTAAGGCCACGCCGACGGGCCTCGGCTACTTCCTCCTCGACTCGACCGGCCACGTGTACGCCTATGGCGACGCCAGCTACCAGGGCGGTGCCTCGGGGACCGGGCAGACCTTCGTGGCCGTCGCCGTGGTGAGCGCCACGGAGTACTGGCTCGTCGACTCTCTCGGCGATGCCTTCGGCTACAACCTTCCGACCTTCTCGGTGGGCGAGGCGCTGGCAGCGCCCATCTCGGCCGCGGCGGCCAACGATGCCGGCGGCCTCACCCTCACCGCTCTCGACGGCGGCGTCTTCGCCCTGGGCGACGCCCAGTACCACGGGTCGGTCCCCGGCGAGGACGGTGAGTGGGAGGAGTGGACGATCCGCAAGGCCCCCGGGCGCGTCCCGGTCATCGCCCTCAAGGACCGCTGGACCCAGCATGCCACCATGCGCGTCGGTCAGCCCGGGATCCAGCTCGGCACGCTCCTGAAGGACGCCACCACGTCGAGGAATGCCATCTACGGCGAGGGAACGACGCCGGCGGCGGTGAACCCGGACGGGACGCCCACCGGGGGCCACACGTGGCGCAACAGCAAGTACCCGAACCTCCGGCCCAACCTCGATCCGCCGCTGTTCTCGGGCCTCGTGCTGTCACTGGGGGTCACCGACTCGACGGTGGTGACGTGGGCCCAGGCCATGCGTGACGCCGGCTGGCCGGTCGACGTCGACAAGGCCGGCAACATCAGCTCCACCTTCGGCGGTCAGGACCGCAACACGTGCCGTGCCTTCCAGGCGGCCAACGGGCTCACCATCTCCGGCGAGGTGGGCGCGCAGACCTGGGCGGCCACGTTCGTCTCCTCCACGTTCTCGACCTCGAGCCTGAACGCCCTCACGGGCGCCTACATCGCGCCCCTGGCCGAGCGCGCTTTCGTCGAGCCGTTCCTCTACGACCGCTACGGGGCGGTCATGCAGACACCCGAGGGTGGCCCGATGGCCAATCCGGTCTTCGACCCGACGGTCCTGCGGGTCGAGGGCTGGGAGGAGTTCGGCGCCGGCGTGGACAAGACGACGGGCGAGGCCTCGGCCCTGGCCGAGCTCATGCGCGACGGGACCCCGGGCTACATCGGCGAGATCACCCTGTATGCCGACCCCAACGAGATGAGCCGCTACGACCTGCGCCCGGGGATGAACCTGTGCCTCCAGGACTTCAGAGGGACCGGCGACGCCGGGGTCTTCCTCCACATCGCCCAGGTGAACATCCAGTGGAATACCGCCGGGCGCCCCGTGGTCATCACCGTCGACGAGCACGCCCAGGACCTCGTCACCATCGCCACCATGCGCACCGCCGACCGTTCGACCACCGACCCGGTGCGCCGGACCCGGCACAACCGTCGGGCCAGCCGGATCATCCCCGACCGCACCAGCCAGTTCGACATCGAGGCCGGGGGTGGGGCGATCCCGACCTTCGTCCTCCAGGCCGCGTCCTGGTCCGTCGTGCGCATCGCCGCCTCGGCGGCCGGCTCGATCATCGAGGTCGCCGCGGCCACCATCTCGCCCCCGACGCCCTTCTCGATGGGGGTGTTCAACATGCCCATCAGTCCCATCCAGCTGCTCGGCCTCATGCCCGACGGGCCCCTGGCCGACGGCGGCGGCGGGGCGAGCGAGTGGGCGGCCAACGCCAATGCCCTCGACGCCCTGGGGCTCGTGATCGCCTGGGGCCAGATCGGCGACGCCTGCGGGTATTCGCCGGGATCGCAGAGCAACGGCGACCCGCTAACGGGGGTCTTCGAGGACCAGGGGGCCTGGCAGTACCAGAGCACCCTTCCGCCCTGGCTCTGGGTGGCCATCTGGGCCGAGTCGCAGTGCATGTTCACGGGGGTTCCCGGCACGACGGGCGCCCAGCTCTACCCGGAGCCCGTCTGGGGCATGTAGCCCAGGGAATCACAGCGCCGGCTCCCTCACGGGCATAGGGTGGGGCCCGACCAATAGAGATGCCCCGGGCGCAGCTTGCGACTGCCCCGGGGCGTGGCCAACACCCCTGGAGGTGCTGACATGGCCGACGGTAGCGTCAATCCCGACCTTTTCGGTGGAGGTCCGGTCGATCAGGAGCAGGCGGCCGGACTGGCCGCTGCGAACCTCGATCCAGAGCTCGTCATGCGTTGCAGGGGGCTCGGCGAGGACCTCGACCGGCTCCACATCTTGATCTCATCCTTCGCCGACCGCTTGGTCGGCACCCTGGACGACCTCATCGACCGGGAGGACGAGCTCGGCGGTCCGGCTGTCCTCACCGGCGCCGACACCACGGTCACCTATGCGACGCTCCTGCGGGCCCGGGGCCTGTTCAGGTCATGGTCGGGCGCATCGGCACTGCGGGCCCGGCTCTACCGGGTGACGAACCTCCTGAACGAAGCGGCCGGCTTCGACCAGGGCATGGTCGACGAGGGCCGCATCGAGTCGGACCTGACCGAGGAGCGTGGCCGATGAAGTGGTCGCGGCGTCGCGAAGGCGTCGACGAGCTCCTGGCGGCCTACCGCCTCGAGCAGGAGCGCCGGGGCCTCTCGCCCGGGTACATCACCGATGGCCGGCCGTGACCGGGCTGAGCGTGGACGGTGCACGGTGACCGCCACCACCGTGGACCTCGACTACCTCCGGGTCCTGTGCGAGGACGATGAGGACTCCATCGCCGCCGACACCGACGACCTGCTCAAGCGCCACCACGTCGACCAGGAGCGGCGGGGGCTACAGCCGACGTCGATCGACACCCGCGACGGCATCCTGCGGCGCTTCGCCGACTGGGTTGCCCCCACGCCCGTCGTGGCGGCCGGGCGCGCCGACGTGGACGCATGGCTCGATTCGCTCGGCATCGGGCTCGTCTCCCGGCGGGCCTACCTGTCGCACCTCCACGCCTTCTACGGGTGGGCGCTCGAGGAGGAGCTGGCCACCGCCGACCCCACGGCCCGCATCCGGCGGCCGAAGGAGCACCAGGGGCTGCCTCGACCGATCACCGAGGCCGACCTGGCCCTGGCCCTCGACGCGTGCGACACGTCGTGGCAGGGATCCCGGTTGCGGTGCTTCCTGCTCCTCGAGGCGTACGGCGGGCTCCGGTGCTGCGAAGTGGCCGGGCTCTACGGGGAGGACATCGACCGCCCTGGGGCCACGATCCGGGTCCGCAACGGCAAGGGCGGGAAGGAGCGCAATGTCGCCGCCCACCCCGACGTCCTGGCCGCCCTCGACGCCCTGCCGGCGCCAGCGAGGGGCCCGGTCTTCACACAGTGGGGCCAGACGGGCCACGCGCCGGCCAAGGCCCACAACGTGAGCGCGGCGGTCAATTACCACCTTCGGGCGCTCGGCATCGACGCCACGGCGCACCAGCTCCGGCACCGCTTCGCCACCCGGCTCTATCAGGGCACGGGGGACCTTCGGCTCACGCAGGAGCTCATGGGGCACGTGAACGTCAGGACGACGGCGATCTATGCGGCCGCCGACATGACCCGGGCGGCCGATGCAGTGGCGGCGCTCACCGTGGCAGGATCGGCGCTGTGACCGACGACACCGAGGGGCCAGGGGTCGAGCCCGAAGGGGAGAGGAAGCAGATGAAGCCGAAGGAGCAGGAGTGGGAGCTAATGAACGAGACCGACCCCGATGGTCTTGGGGCTGTTGGCGCCCTCGTCGACGCCTTTCTCGGAACCCTCGGCCTCGGGGATCGGTGGCACTGACGTGATGGATCCCGACGGGCCTGACCGGACCGCCTACGAGCGCGTCGTCGAGCGGCTCGAGGACGAAGACGTCAGGCGCCAGCTCTCGGACCTCTTGGAGCGTTTCGCCCATGTCAGTCGGCGGGTCCCAAAGCCCATCTGAGCTCCACCATGCCGGCCCCGATTCGGGGGGTCCATCGCGCGTCCATCGCGCGGACGCTGAAAATCGGGGGGTATCGCCGGGTGTCGCACTATCCGCCTGACCTGCCGTTATGTGTCGGGGGGTATCGCCGAAAATCGGCCTGGCCAGCTTGAGGGGCTAGTGCCCGCAAGGGCGTAGGGGTTCAAGTCCCCTCTCCGACACCACCGTTCTCCGACACCTTCAGCCCCACTTCTTCCAACGTCACGTTGATGCGAGGTGCGCCGGCCACTTTTACCTCCAAGTGATCGGGGCAGACGACGACCTCCTCGACCATTTCATCGACCAGCACTCGACGTTCGGCCTCCGTGGCTTGTCGCCACACCTCGGCCACGTCGAGGTCCCGCAACGCCGCTGCCACAGCTTCGAATCGCACCGACAGGGAGTCCGCCTCCGCCTCTCGCTGCTCATCTTCGGACGCATCCTTCTGGAGCGCTGCGATCTCAGCGATCATCCGCTCCTCTTCTTCGGCAAACAGCTCCCCGCTGATCTGGTCCTGGTAGTAGAGGTCGAGCAGCTTCTTCCGGCGCCTGGTGAGCTCCGCCAGAGCCTCCCCGGGGCGCTGTCGGGTCCGCCGTCGAGAGGCCTGCGGCTCTCGACGGCCGGCTCCCGCCAGTTGCCTGCGGATGGCCTCCTGCAGCCCCTCATCCCGACCCAGGAGTCGCAGGGCGAGCACTGCTGCCCGGTGCAGGCCGGTGTTCGTGCGCCGAGGCTGCTTGCAGCCCCATCCCCGGTGCCAGCAGCGATACAGGCACCGCCCGTCGCTCAGAATCTCGACTGCCATGAGCTTGCCGCACAAGGCACAGCGGACCTTCCCTGACAGGAGATCCCGACCTCGCCGTCGTCCCGGGACCCGACCCCGATGCGCCGCCTCGAACTCTGCTGTCGTGATAATCGGCTCGTGCGTCCCCGGGTACCAGGTCCCATTGTTGAGTACCTCGCCGAGATAGATCCGAGACTTCAAGATGGCGATGGCGGTGGAGTACTTGATCCCGGTCCGCTCTTCGATCTGCCGGTGACTCAGGCCCTCAGCTCGCAGCCGGAACACCCGACGGACCCGCTCTGCGTCCACATTCGGGGTGAGCTTGCCGTCGATCAGGTCGTAGCCAGTCTTCGGACGGTTCGTCCACCGTCCCTGCTTGGCTGCCTGCTGCGTTCCCATGCGGACGTTCTCCGAGAGCTGCTCCCAGTAGAACTGAGCGAACGAACCGAGGATGTTGTAGAACATCCGGCCCGTGGCGGAGGAGAGGTCGAGCTTCTCCGTAAAGGAATGAAGCGGAACGCCTACCTGTCCGAACTTGTCGGCAAGAAGGATCAGATCGCCGAGATTCCGAGATAGACGGTCGAGGCGCCAGACGAGCACGTTCGAGACGTGGCCCGCATCCACCATGGCCAGGAGCTGCTGGAGCCCGGGACGAAGAAGGTCCTTCCCTGAACGGCCCGGGTCCTCGATGACCGTGACCGTGCCGAGGTCATGCAGCTCCGCATAGGCCCGCAATCGGTCCGCCTGGCCACTGATCGAAAATCCCTCGTCGGCTTGCTCCTCGGTCGACACTCGGCAGTACGCCACCGTCAGCACAAAGCCCCCCTCCCGGCCCGTCGCCCTTTCCCAGCATCCGCAGCACCACACGGATTAGCACGTCGGCGACACGCTCGTAGTCCGGCTCACCGCTCACGCCAAGGCCCGCCGTTGACGCTTTTCCTGGACCCGATCAGCGAAGGAGACCTCACTCCACCCCCCGAATCGTCGCAGGAACGCCGCCAGCTCCCGACAGGTGTCGGGGATGTCCACCGTCTCGACCAGGGCCGCAAAGCTCGCCACATACCCAACCAACCCGGGCGCCAGCGTCCTCAGCTCGCCTTGTCGGTGGCTGGCGGCCATGCGCTCCAGCCCGTGCGCTTCCCCCACCACCGCCGCTCGCCCCACCTGGCGCCACTCGGCAGCCACCGGCCACCGGGAACGAGTCTGGTCGTCGGTGGGGGAGCGGTACGACAACCACTCTCCGGTCGCCCAGGCCCACAGACCCCCGGCGCCGGCGATTGCGTCTTCCGGGGTCGTTATGCCGAAGTCCCGCAGACCCTCCCGCCCGAACTCGAATTCGACACGGAGCACGGATGACTCCGAATCGAACCGATCGCCCCAGATGTCGAACCAGTAGTCGATTCCCTCCCGCCCAACCTGCAGCGTTTTGTCGTAGATGCGGGCGCACACGGTCTTCGTGCTTCGGCGGCCGAACTCCCATCCCGTCATCTCGCCCCGCTCACCTCGCAGAGCGATGGCATCCGCCCGGCACACGAATCGCTCCCGGTCCTCCCAGTCCAGGGCCCACCCTTGCCAATCGGCGAACAGGTCGAGCCGGCTGACCGTGAAATGCACCGGACCGCACCCGGCTCCGAGCACGTCGTGGAACCACCGCACTGCCTGCTCGGGTCCCACGCCATGCAAGAACTCCGCCCGGGGTTGGATGCGTAGTGCCGGGAGATGCTGACTCGGAGTTATGCCGACGAGCCCATTGGGGTGGGCAAGGCGAAACCGGTACTTGCCCCACCCGTGGGGCGCTACAACGAACTCCGGCCCACCGAGGAGCACCGTTGGCACCCGTGCGTCTTGATCCGAGGCGCTGCGAGCCTCCTCCAGTCGGTCGAGCAGGTCCTGCGGTACAGCCGCCCGGCCGGAGAGGTAGAGCGCATCCACCCCCGACGCCATCTCGGCCAGGTCCGACCAGGAGTTACATCTCGGTAGTTCCACTTCTGGAACAATACTGAAGTCCCACTTCCGGGGCAACCCTTAGGGCAAACCTTCCTTCTCCATCCTGCTGGCCAGGTACTTTTCGACGTCGATCTCCACGCCCGGGATCTCGTACTCGTCGGGGTGCTGGCCCGTTGCCAGACGGAAGTGCTTGATCTTGCGGTAGATCGTGGTCCGGCTCATCCCGAGGCGCTGGAGGCCCTCGAAGCCCCCCTCCAGCTGCCACAGCAACCAGAACCCCATGAGCCCCGCCTCGAGGCGAGCCGCCACCGGCCTTAGGTACGGCTCCACGATCGGGCCCGCCGTCTTGTCCATGACGCCCAGGTACGCATTGACGGCTTTGACCCAGGTCTGGCGAGCCCGGCCGTGCCCCTCGGCCGACTCCATGCGGGCCGACCGGAAATCCGTTCCCATCAGACTCCGCCTCCCTCGTAGTGCCAAAACCGACACTAGTGCTTGCGTGTGACAATCTCAGGGAGGGTCCTACTTCTGGCGTTCCTGTTGCATATTCCCTGGTCAGAGCCTCATGTTAAGCTACCCGTCCAGGCGATCCATGCGGAGGAGAACCTGGCCTTAGGCCAGGCAATCCCAGCCACGGTAGAGGGATTGCCTCCGCATGGATCGCCTGGACGGGTAGCACGCCATCCTTTTGTTTTCCCTGGTCACAGCCCTATACAGAACTTAGAGGCTAAAGACGCCTTGACTTTAAGCCCAGCCGCCGTACAATCGCCGTACAAAGGCCTGTAAGCTCCGTAAAGGACCCGGATATGACGAAGACTGCGAGAATCGAATTGCGAGCCGCTCCTGAACAGGAGCAGCGGATCCGTTCGGCTGCCGGTCTCGTCAATCAGTCCATGACTGCCTTCATGCTGGCTGCCGCCGTCGAGAGGGCGGACGCCGTAATAGCTACCTGGTCGACAACCACGGTCTCGCCCGAGTTCTTCGACCAGCTTCTGCAGGCGCTAGACCAGCCACCCACGCCGAATCAGGAGCTTGCCGGAGCTGTACGGCGACGCAGGGCTGCCCTGCACCAGGAAGTCGCTTAACTCTTCTTGGCCAGCGGCCTCTACACAGCCGAGCTTCTAACCCCGGACCATGACGTCTCAGGGTTCGATTGTGGCATTCCCGAACTCAACGCTTGGCTTGTGCATTCAGCCCTGCAGGCGAGCGTTATGGGCACAGCCCGCACTTTCGTCTGGCACCAAGACGGAAGAGTCGTCGCCTATTACGCCCTCGCAGGCCATCAAGTTGTGCGTGAGAACGTCCCGAGCAAGATCGGCAGGGGTGGTCCCAACGTAATCCCAGCAGTTATCCTCGGAAAGCTAGCCCTCGACCGCAGCCTTCACGGTCAAGGCCTAGGGGCAGACCTCCTGGTAGACGCATTGGAACGAGTTCTCGCCGCCGTGAAAATTGTGGCAGCGCGAGTCCTCGTTGTAGATGCCATCGACGACAACGCCGCCAACTTCTATGAGAAGTTTGGATTTCTGCGCACAGGTGCCGGCAGCAGGCGACTCCTCCGAAAGATCTCGGACATAGCTCGCGACTTCGAGTGAGCCCCCAATTGCAGTTTGCGGGTGCTGTGTTACAGGGTCCGCACCCGCCGGCTCCTCCCGTGCCCGTAACCCCGATTACCGGTTGCATTCCTATGCAGTTTGGGGGCTGCTGCGCAGCGTCTGCACCGTGCCCCGACGGATTCGTCGCTCCATCTGCAAATTAGTCGTCGTCGCCGTCCAAGCGTTGCGCCAAGGCTTGAAGTGCAGCGGCAGCTTGCAGAATCTCGTGTCGGAGCTTGTCCTTTCGTGGCAGCGCCTTTGCGTCCTCCGCCAACCGCTCCAACATCTCGCGAGCCTCCAGGAATCGCCCCAAGAGTCCCGTGTCCCCGGCGAGTGCCAGCCGCGCCTTCAAGGTCTCCGAACTCTGCTCGCCGTAAAGAACTCCGTACCCGCTCACCACTTCGCTGTCGAGTTCGTATGCCCGCTCGTAATCCGCAAGGATGCGCTTGATAGCTGCCAGACGGAGGGCGGAGTCCAAGGTCACAACATCGGCTGCACCGAGCGTGAGTCGGCGGGAGGACAACAGGCGTTCTTGGACTTGGGCTAGCCCTTGGTTGTCGCCCAGGTGTACCAGAGTAAGCTCAAGGTTTTCGAGATCCTTGATCGCCTGCGAACTATCGGGGCCGTATCGGCGCTCCCGTAGGCGCAGCACCTCCTCCTGAAGGATTCGTGCCTCTTCCAGTTCATCATTCTCAGCGAGATTGATGGCCAGCTTATGCATGACATTGGCCGACATGTCGTCCTCGCCTCCATGGACACTCTGAGTCCGGGCTAGGAGAGTCCGTTGAATCTCTATTGCCTTACGATGTTGTCCTTCTGCGGCATAAATATCCGCCAGTTCGCTCATCGCTTTTAGGGTCTCGGGATGTTCCTCTCCAAACACCTGCCCCAGTCCCTCCAGTACCCGTTCTATGAGAGCCCCTCTAATCTCGCTGGCTTTGGGCTCGTCTCCTACTGCGGCATATGCGTCGGATAGAGCCTTCATCGCCTCCAGGGTGTCGGGGTGTCGCTCTCCAAGTCGCTGTTGCACGTCCTCCACTAGCCGTTCTAGTTCGGCAACCGATTTGTCCGATCGAGCCATCAGAACAGCTAATCACGTTCGTCGGGAACCTACACGGGGTTAACCCACACGCCGTATTTCATTGCAATCTCAGGTATCAAGCCGGGCTATCGGTGGTATCACGTCCCAGGGCGTGAACCCCACTCCAGCCTCGTCCACTTCCCACGATCTACCTAGCCGAACGACGACCACAGAGGATTGGCCAACTGGGAGCGCATATCACCCGTTTATGAGCAGGGGAGAGGGCTCCCAGGAGCCGGCGCCGCCGGCTCCGATCCATTGTCCCCATCGCCATGCCCGGGCCCGTCAAGGCTCCCCCTCCGGGCGGCCTTCGGCCGGCCTTGACTGGCCCTCGCCAGCTTCCCCCAAGGCTGCAGGCGCCAGTCGGAGAGTGGCGACGTCGGCTCTCCGACACGTTCTTTCGCCCACAGTTCTCTTGGCTGGGCTTCGACCACTACGACCCGCCGGTCTGGTTCGTACGTGAGGGTGATCCCGAGGTCTGCGTACAGGGTGGCCTTCGTTATCGGATCG